GTTTACATATTTATCTTCAACAGCCATGAGTCCCTCCTATTATACAGGTGTAGTCTGTAGTTTCTGGATTAAGACACCTTCAGTTCTAACAGCGCCAAAAACTCCGACGATTTGAACCTGAGTAGTGTCAACATAGTCAGATCTGTCTTTGATAGATACTTTCACATCTTGAGACATACCGACACAAATTCCTCTAGTAGAGGCCACAAAACACTCACGGACTGAACCAGAAGTAACATTTAGAATAGGATTCTGAACGGCTCCTGCGAACTTGATTAACTGCATACCAAGAGCTTTAGTGATATCGCCCTGGTCGATAACGTATTCTCTAGAATAGTCACCGTGAATTAATTCAGCTTCTTTTAATAAAGCTGTATTTTCATCACCCGCAATACCCATCACGATAGTTTCTTGAGAGTCAGTACCTACGTCTGCATCTAAGAAATTCTGTTTAGCTTCAAGAAGTTTTTCATAAGTCAAACCTGCTGTAGCATCAACAGTAAAACCGCCGTCAGTCGCAAAATTAACAGTAGTTTCAAAATCTCTACCTGTGTAGACATCAGCAAAGAAAGCGCCAACAACAACTCTGTCAAACATTCTTTCCATTGCTTTTACGCAGACTTCTGCATAAGGTGCTTCTGGATTAAGTAAAGCTCCAGCGACTTCCATTCCATCAATAGGAATAGTAACAGCGAATCTCCTACGAGAGATCTTACGTCTCAAGTGTTCAATATCAGTGAATTGAGTCTTTTGAACTCTGCCGGAAATTTCCTGAGCTTCGATTTGACCTAGCCCATCATAGGCGAATAGATCTCCGCTCATCTTTTTGATTTTTACATGTGGACGCATACGTGCTTTTATCTGCTGTGCTTTGTTATGCACCATGTCAGAAAATTGGATAATCTGCGTCGGATCTAGTGGTGAAGCCATAGTTAGCCCTCCTTTAGTCGTTACAATTACAAAAACGGTTAGTTTCGGTAATGGTATCCAACTAGGTTGGGCATTGCCTGGCTTTTTTACAAGGAGCGTCCTTACATAGAACTACTATGATGTATGGGCTACGTTAGTAGGTGTCCATAAATGGCGCAATCGTAAGTCACTCACCCGCAGGGAATCGAACCCTGTATGCCTGGATCAGAGGCTACCAGCTACTAGAGAGTAACTTACTTTCGCATTTATATCTGTATCAAAATATTACTATCTTGTCAAGCATTATTTTTTAAGCATTGCACCTATTTTTTCATAAATAGCATCTTTAGCTGCAATTAATTTTGCATGGTCTGGATGAAAACTATCTTCATATCCTGGTTGATTCATAATTTTTCTAGCTGCTGCCTGTAGTTCTGCCTGAGTTTCCCCACCTCCACCAGCTCCAGCGTCATCACGAGGAGATAACCTATCTTCGCCAATATATCTTTTCTGAATATTATTTAATGCAGAGGCCATTATAACTAGTGAAGTATTATCTAGTTTTTCTAAATGTGGTTTTAAATCAGCAGGTATACTTTCCATTAATAACTTATTAGCCGTAGCTATTATTTTTACCTGATCGTCGCCAAAATACTTAGTGGTCATTTCTCTAAACTCAGCTTCATTAGCTTCAGAACTAGCCCCTAGTCCTTCTGCTAGTTTAGTCATAATTCCATCATAGCCAGTTTGTAATTCTTTAGCCTGCTCGCCTGATAGCCCCACTTTATGAAACAACGCTTTAATATCTGTACTTAATTCTTCTTGCCCTTCTTTAAAACCTTCTAGTTCATACTTGTCTGCTGTTTCTGGTCTGCCTGCATTATTATAAAAAGCGTTCCAATCTTCAGCTGTAGCGTTCTTATCTGGGATCCCATTAGGGCGTTTGCCTAATAGCTGTTGAGATCCGTCTAGTTTAGCATAAACTTTTTCTATAGAATCTACATCCTGGAGATAAGTTTTCTCACGATATGCTTCAGGAATTGAATCTCTAAAAGGTGGTGGATCTGTTACCACGTCCGCACCTGGAGGCGGATCTGTTACTACGTTTGCTGGAATGTTTACTGAATCAATTGTCATTTACTACTCTCCTTCTACTTTTTTTAAAATACCTTTTGGTAAAAACTGTCTTAAATCTGTATATAAACTTCTCCTACCCTCTCTATATACCATAGCGGAAGTATTTACTTCTCCACTTACAGAAGAGGTCATTAACAAATGTTTACTGTACCCGCTACTATCATAGATCATTTTCAAAAAGTCTACTGCCGCCGGAGATAAACATAACTCAGTCACCATCTCTTTTCTCTTCTTCATTGCTTTTTCATAATCTACTTGAGACGCTTTTAAAGCTCTATTTTGTTTCTCCTGTAGTCTTTCCCTCATATACCTATCCTTTCTGTGATGTTGGGTTTGCAGTGGCCATTGCCTGCGCTCCCTGTTGAGCTATGTTAGCCATCTGTTCTTTATGTCTTAATTCTCTTTCGACTTGCATTTGTTCCGCTCTCTGCTTCCTGATCCCTTCTATCTTTTCAATAGAGTTCAGGATAGAGCTGTCACCCCCTGTAAGGAGATGTAATTTCTCTAAAGCTTTATCATGGTCAATTATATCTGCCGCGTCTGCTGATACCGGAGCTATGATATTAAGCATCTCATAAGTTGTCATAATAGATTGAACTTCTTCTGACTGCATCATTCGTTTTGCTGGAGAAATATATTGAATCTCAAATACTTCTTCTCCTGCTAACATAGCCTCAGCAATTGCTTCTGGAATATATTCAGGTTCTATTCCCTGGTCTAATAAAAACCGTTCTTCTTCACTATCTGCTATTACACCAAACAAACCTTTACGAAATAAGATATTAAAAGATCTACCTATTTTTGGAGTAAACAATTCTAGTTCTTGTCTAGCTAAAAGAGTCCCCAGAGAATCTCCTCTTATTTTCATTCTAGCTTGAGTCTCAAAAGCAGTCATTCTAGTTTCGTTATTAAAATCTAATAAACGATCTATATTAAAAGCTTCAGTAATAGCTTTCTCTAATTTATCTAATAAAAATTCTATCTCTCTCATATCACCAACAGTAAACAAAGGAAAAATAGGTTTATCAGTACTCATATTAGAAACATCAAAAACATTCACAGATCCAGCAGTAGTATTAATAACTCCGCCGCCTAACTGGCCATCACTCAAGACTCCTAGAGGTGGACTTAGTTTTTTCTCGATAGCTAAAGTCAAAGATTCCCATATCGCATTTATCTCAATGATATCTGGTAAAGCTGCCATTCCTGGACTTCTTCCATATGTTTCATTCATAGCTTTATAAAATCTAGCTACAGCTACTGGCATTTCATGATATCCACTTTCCTCTAGAATCTTTCCTGATTCCAGTTCAATATGAATACTTGCAACAGGCATATCTCTAGCCCCAAACTTATTAGGGTCTCGTACCATTCTCTCTTCGATGGCGTGTAATACTTTGATCTTAGTTTCTTCATCCCCTTCGTCAAAAAGTTTTTTATTCTTCTTACTGATATTTTCATAACCATATTTATCAACTAACGTTCTCGGTGTATACTCTTTCGTATTATGAATCGTATTAACTCTACCATTAGCTCCTTCACTAATTGCCATAGTTTTTATGTCCCATGCTTCAAACCTTAAATAAGGAAATTCATCCGCTTCAAAAGTACCTATCCCAGATGTCCCGAAAGATCCCTGGTCTAGCATATATTCCCCTAAAGCAGACATCAAGCCTGATTCATCATGATTCATATTCTTTTCCATAGTTGTAGTAGCTTTTTCATAGAACTTTTTAACTTCTTCACTTAATGGAATATTCTCTGGTTTTATCAATTTAAAAGTCTTAGCTCCATTTCCCCAGAGCATACCTAATAGTACAGAAGCCATTAAGTTATTAGCTCTAGCCGCTGTATTATCAAAAAGATCAGCAGATAAGAAAGCCCCTGCATTTGGTGTACCCGTAAAATTTTGTTTACGAAACATGATATACTCACCAATCAATTGAAAATGGTCTAGCCATGGTGCTTTCTTAGATAACAACATTTTATTTCTATTTTTAATTCTTTTTACTTTTTCGGTTTCAGCCATAATATTTTCCCCTCTTAACTAGCTAATAGCATTTTACGGCCTACTGTTGCACCTTCCAATACTCCGTGCTGACCTGTTTTAATTAAAGCCGATCTTCTTAAGTTTCTACTTTTTAAAGCTTTCTCTTCGTCTGCTGCAATCTGTTCATCTCTAGCTTTAGCTTCGGCTACTTCTTTCTCTCTAGCCGCCTTTGCTTCTTCGTATCTACGTTGATCTTCAATCATAGCTGAACGTTCTAGCTCAGCCATTTGTTTAGCTAGTTCTAGCTGCTGCTGTTGATATTCTAACGCCTTTTGCTCATAATCTTCTTTTTCAATTGCTTCTCGAGGGACATGTCTGTACTGCCCCATTCCTCGTTCTTTAGCAAACTTAGTTACTCTGTCTTTTTCTGCCTGAGTCATTGTTGATGGATCAGTCGCCATATTTACATCCTCCTTTTATTCCTACCACGAATACGGTTCAACGTCCCTAATGGGCTTGTATTATAATTTTGTGTACCTCGAGGTATATACCTCTGACCTGTAACTTTACTAGCTCTAACTGGTTGTGCAAAAGTCAAAGCCCCTGCATCGAAAATATCACTAGAGATACCACCATTTTGAAGTTTGATATCTTCTTTCTTCATAAAAGTTCTTTTACGTGTACTGTTCAAAGTGAAGTCCGGTATCATTCTTAAGTCCATTTGAAACGCGTCGTCGTCCGGTATATTCACTTCTCCTTTAATCCAATCACCAAACTCGCAAAACATCTCTGCTCTTTTGTTCTGGTAAATATCGTTTCTATTAGCTCCGCCTCCGAAGTATACTCCGATCACTTTAGATTTATAACCTAGTTCATGTAGCCTGCCTACTGTGCCATACCCCAATCCCATATCAATAAACGTCATGTCGATATCATGTTTATTAATTAGTTCTCCGACTACTCCAGCTAGTTGCATAGCCTCCATTTTAGCGTAAGTTCTAAACCAGAGAATCTGTCTACCTTGTCTTAAGACTAAAGCAGTTCTATCTCCTTTATGTGCTGGGTCTACACCGAGTATTAACGGAGCCATTGGGTCTGTTACTGTGCTTTTTCTAGCTCGTAAGATATCTTCTAATTCCATCAAAGAATCCCCAGAAGCCTGAAAAGCTTCCATTACGTTACAGGGGTATTCCTGTTTAAACATTTTAAGAGATCCTAGTTCAATTATTTTTAGTTTACGCCAATATAATTGCTCGTTATCTAGCCCATATAAATATTTTAATTCTAGATCTTCTTCTTCTAAAGTAAAAGGCTCGTCTCCTGTAGCGGTGTTCGGACTAGCTCGATATTCTAGTTGCCAAAACCAAGGGATAAAAATTAATTCATAATCTCCTTTCTTTTTTAGAGCGTCCATACTCATAGTATAAAACATTCCTTTCTGGCCATTTGCAGTTGACTCTAAAATAATCTCAGTTCCTTTTGATCGCGGAACAGAATTAATAATACCACTACGGATATCATCTGTTTTTTCCCAAAAAGCTACTTCGGAGCCGTGAAACAGTAGAGGCGTTCCTCCACGTCCAACTGTAGCGTTTCCTGCGGTTCCTACAGTGTAATTAGAATCGAGTCCAGAAAATACCATTTGATTAGTGTTATGCTTGTCTGTGAGGGGTCTCATGAACTCTGGAGAGTTATCGTAAAATCGATTGACCATAGTGAAAAGGGTGTCAGTTGTTTTAGCTTCATGACTGAGAATAAATACTGTTCTTCCATCCTGCATAGTAGCTTTATGGTAATACCTTCCAGCGACATATGTTGAGCATCCTTGTTTACGCCCTTTAACCAAAATAGCTCTCACGAAACCTCTTGATTTAATCTGAGCCTGTAAACGTTGATGGACATATAATTGAACTTTGTTAAAACCAAAAGGGAGTAACGCGCCTAATTTATCTCTTATTTTTAAAACTTGTTTCGCATAGAATGGTAGCTCATGTTGAAGTCGGTAATGCGTATGGGATTGAGCAGGGGTTAATATACCATTCATATTTGGTTATAAATCCTCTTTGTTTATTTGGGTAAGGTTCTGTGTAGGCTCTGGTTCTGTTACTTGTACTTCAATTATCTTTGGTTCCTGTTGACTTACTTGATGAAGGAAATCCTGATAAGTCATTTGTAAAGTTTTAGTTTCTATCTCCTGTTTAGGTTTACCAATCGTATATTCAAGGATTAGTTTCCTCGCGGCAAAGTCAGGTTCTTTACGCCTGACTGCCGATTGGTAAAGTTTTATCATTAAAACATCAGCTTTCGACATTAGAAGGAGTTCTGGATTTTCCAATATCTCACTTTGATCTGTTGGATCCCCTTCGTAAGCTTCACCAAGCATATCCAAAAACTTTTGTTTTAATACTTCTTTTGTATATTTTTTATTCTGTTTAATCTTGAGATTAGAGTTCATCAGCCAAGGTAGGGTTCAGAGCGTCTAAGCTCTTCGTTAAGGCAATATCCTCTGCTCTCTTAGCCTCTTTCTCCTGAAAGGTCTTTAAATTGCTCTCAGCATCTTGTATAGCTTTTCTGATTTCACCAACGGTTTTGTATGTGGTTGGGTCTACAGGTAGCTCATTTTTATTGATGTAACTAGCCAATTGTTTTTTATTGAGAACATTTAGATTTTTATTACTAGTTTGGATTGGTGCTGCATCACCAACAGGCTCACTGTCGATGATTTCATGGGTGCGGTAGCTAGCATAGTCTGCGAACTTTTTTTTCAATACTCGATTAAGTATTTTAGATTTAATTATATGGAGCGCTCTATCCAGTGTTGGGAGGATAACTTCAAACTCATATGGTTTTAGAATTTTCCCTTTCTCTGTGTACGCAAAATATTCACCTTTAACTTTGACTCTGTATCCTTCCATAAATGCTTCCTCTCCTTTAAGTTATTATTAAAATTAAGACATACTAAAATTATACCTTGTTGTCAAGATAAAAATAGTTGTATGCACTTTGCATATATCAATTTGAAAATTTGAAATTTTTTTTGTAATTTTTTTATAACGATAAGGATACATGGGAAAGAAGGTATAGGGCTAAGAGAGAACACAAAGCATAAGGCTAAGAAGGAGAGGTTAATTAAACCCCATCCCCTCCCCGCGGACGGGCGGCCTTTGGGTCGCACCCGGGTCAAAAAACAAGGGGGTAGGGTTGAGAAATTAAATTGTATGCAAGCTGAATATATCTATATGTTATGCACCTAACTAGCTAGTTTGTCAAGACTAGCTGACTAGAACTAACTAGCAATAACTAAACGTATATAACATGCATATAAATATATTCAAGATAACTAATCATAACTAGAACTAGCTAGCCATAACTAATATACACTAGATTAATAAGCTAAATAACCAATATACAGAACATGTTCTAGCGCAAGCACTTCTATAGGGCAACCCCCAAAAAACATGCTTTAAGCCCTTGCGCGCCAATAGGTTCAATACCAAAAAAATGCCCTTTTGCCAAATATCGAGTTGTAAGTTGTTTGTGTTCAATAAGTTCAATACATTTATAGGTCAAAATCGATTTTCAAGACTTTCTATAACGTATATATCGTATATATCGTATATATCGTATATATGCACTATGCATATATACCTATTACCTTAATCTATATACTATATCTATTTTTATAGTATACTAGTATAGAACCTAATTGTTTTAAATAACTTACAGCAAACCAATAAAATGTCTTTTGCGCAACGTCCACCAAAACCATCTAGTTTTTAACCTGTCTCACATTCTTTTATAAAGATTTACCTTAAAATAAAATAAAAAAACATTAAAAAAATCGATTTTTCTTGCAAAAGTAATTAATATTATGGTAAACTAACTTTAAATAACTGACAGTAACCTGCAACCTAAATAAACAAAGGATTAAAACGGATTTAATAAAATACCAAAAAACGAGAAATTAAACAAATTAAACAAAAAGGGGTTAAAAATGGATTATCGAGACAAAACAAATAAAGAGTTAAAAGCCATTATCAGGCAAAAAGAACTATGTGAAAAGCTGGAAGTATCAAAAAGCTGGTTAGAGAAGCAAGGTTCTAGAGAAACTATGTTAGTTATATTAAATGATTTTGACTTGGCCGATAACCGGTTTTATAATTATTCTAGTTCTCAATCTTGCGTTTATAGTTTTATTGGCCGTACTGGTAACATACCACCAATGCCATCAAGGCCAGTTATAACTAGAACGGTTGGCGTTGATCCTGCATCTGGCGCTAGTTCTGTTTCAATGCCAAATCCTTGGCTAACTGACATAGAAGATCAACCAATGCCTACTGCGCCAACTGCCAGAACTCAATTAACGCCTAAAACTAATAAAACCAAAACTAGGGCTATCTATGGTAAAGGCCAAGATAATGGCAATAACGAGACACAATCTACTCTTGATGCGTTTGCAAAGCTTTTAAACGTTCAATCTATTAATAACGATATTAATATTGAACAGGTCAACAAGCTTATAACAGAAGCTTTAAACGGCCATAACAAGACTTTAAATATCAAAACATTAGACAAGACTAATATTGAGATTAAGAATGCTCATAAATCCCTAGAAACTGTTATTAAGATTGTTTCTGCTAATTTGCCTTTGTTTCTTTATGGTGGCGCTGGTAGTGGTAAAACCCACGCTTGCTCACAAGTAGCAAAAGCGCTTGACCTGCCTTTCTACCATATTTCAGTTTGTGAACAGTCAAGCAAAACTGATTTACTAGGCTATATGTTTGGCCAAGATTATATTACAACGGGTTTTCGTAAAGCATACGAGACAGGCGGGGTTTTCTTATTGGACGAAATAGACAACGGAAATCCAAACGTTATTAGCGTTTTAAATAGCGCCACTAGTAATGGCAATTGTACTTTTCCAGATAAAGAAATTCCAAAACATGAAAATTTTAGAATGATTGCCGCGGGTAACACAATCATGCTTGGCGGTGATATTACGTATATTGGCAGGAACGCACTAGACGGCGCCACGCGTGATAGATTCACTTTTGTTAACTGGGAATATGACAGTAATTTAGAACGTAATTTGGCTATGGAATATGCTAGTACGGCCGATTTACAAATTAAGATTGATAAACTAGTTAACAACGTTCAGGTTATGCGAAGAAAAGCAACTGATTTAAAACTAGATATTATAATTAGTCCGCGTGCTAGTATTTCAGGCGCTAAGTTATTACAAGTTGGTTTTCCTGAAAATGAAGTTAGAGAAATGACAATCTTTAAGGGAATAAATAAAGATATTCAAAATAAGTTATCAGGGGCTTGCGTGTAAATATGACTAATAAATATAAACATATTAAAAGACATTATGATTGTTTCAATGATATCATTGAAACAATCGATAATAAAAAGCCGGCTTTTGATGATATCGATAAGCGCTCTAGTGAAGATAAATCTTGTGTCAGTTTTACCAAAACAAAATCTCTAAAAGAAGCTAAAAATCTATTACAGTTTGGTTATCCTGCTGGCTTAAAAAAGATTGATAAGCTAGCTAGTCAGTTTTTAAGTGAGACTTTGAATAAATATAAAATAACTAGATCATACATGTTTGACGTAGTTGGTGATTGTTTCATGTATGAAAGATACCAGCAACGTAAACCAGATTGTTTTTTTAAGATCATAAAAGAAAATAAAAAAGCACCAGTTAGATTAGTTAGGATATTAATCGACGCCGGTTTTTCTGGAAATAAACAGGAACCTGAAATATATAGGCGTGGCGCTATTATTTGCGCTCTAGTTAAGTTATTACAGCTAGCTAATATTTCAACTGAAATAGTGGCCTATACTCAATCGAGATCAAGGCATATAAACAATAACGAAAATTCTCATACTTACACTGAAACTTTTAATATTAAAAGCCAGCGTGAACCATTGGACATGGACAAACTGGCTTTTACTTTTTGCCATCCTAGTTTTTTACGTAGAATTACATTTGCATTACAAGAAAGAGAATCCGTCGAAGTTGTAGAAAGGCACGGCTTCAAAGCTAGTGAAGGTTACGGTTACGTTGGCGCACCTTCCAAAAAAGAAATTGAAAGTTTTGACATGTATATACCTTCATTAAATAAGATACCTTTTAAAGACGACGAGAGCGCTCAAGAAAACCTTTTAAAATGGTCTGATACTCTAGGCCTAAAACTTACAAAACGTTAAAATAACAATCTTATAAAGCGCTCTAGTCTAATCAGATTAGAGCGCTTAATTAAGGGGGTTATATAAAATGAGAAGTAGAAAATCAGAAATAATAAATAATTTAAAAGTTATTGGTTATGAGATTAAAATTAACCGGTTTACTTTTAGTAAATTATTGTTTCATAGCTTGTCAATTTATAGAGCTATTTTTAAAAGTTAATAGTTAATTTTTAATAAACTAAAACGGAGGAAAAAACGGAATGAGGGATTTAATTTTAGGATTAATATTAATAGTTTTATTGAAAGAAAGTATTGATATTATTTTTGGTGTATTTATTGAACCAAAATTTAAGAAACTAGATTATAAACCAGAATATAGAATTATTAAAAAATACGGGTTAATATTAAAAGTAAATAAAAGGGGTTAAAAAATGGATGAAGTACAATTAAAAGAATTTAATGACAGAATCAATATTCTAGTTGAGCTAAATTTTGAACGGGGTTTACGTAAAATGGAAGATGAACGCGGATTTAAAACAGTTGTTTTAGTAGCTTAATAAAAGGGGGGTGAAAAATGGGAACTAGAGGCACATATTCAATAGAAAACAAAACAGATCTAAATAACGATCTTTATCATTTTTATTGTCATTGGGATAGTTACCCAGAAGGGGCAACAGCAAAATTTAATGACATGTTAAGATTAAATGAATGTGAAGATACTAGGGGTGGATTAGTAGAATCATTTTTACGGGGTAATCCCAGAGCTAGTTTTACCGATAACATAGATCAGCATGGGGACACTGAATACCATTATCATTTGACCAGTAAATTAATAATAAAAGCTTATAAAATTACTCGAGATTGGGAAAGAGATACTTCCGAACTAGGACTAATTTTTGAAGGAAAACTAGAAAATTTTATTAATAAATATTCAGAGAAAAAGTAATAATTTAATACAAGTTTGATCTGGATCTAATTTAGGTCTGGATCAAACTATTACAAAACGGAGGTTAAAAAATGGGAAATTATATTAATCCACCTAACATGACAAAAGAAAAGTTTTTATTCACGTATGGTGAACAGATATTAATAAACGTATTTATCCAAAGTAGTTTTAGTGAGCTAGCGGAAAAAGATTTGATGGCCGTTATCCTTGTTGATAATGGTTCTTTTACGGCCGCGCTTATCTGTTATGATGAAAGAGAATATAATAATATGAAAGAATGTATTTTAAGAGATAACAGGCCAATGGTGTTTTTTACTGTACCAAAAAAAGAACTAGAACCATTTATTTAAGGGGTAAAAAAATGAAATTGCCAGTAGATTATAATAAAATAAATTGGATAGAAAAAAGAAAGATACGAAACGAGTATAAAAAATTACAAAATAATAAATGCTATTATTGCTGGGCTAGTTTAGTTGAAAAACCTGCAAAAAATGTAAGAGATTTACCAATTAATAAAAGATTATTTCCACCTAGTTTTTTTAATTATCCGGTTCATTTGCATCATGACCATAATACCGGAATGACTATTGGCGCAGTGCATAATTATTGTAATGCTGTTTTGTGGCAGTATGAAGGAGAGTAAAAATGGGTATACCAGAATTATATAAAACTGAAAATGTAAAACTAGAAGATAAAATAATCTGTAATTTATATCGTGGTATAAATAAATCAGGCGCTAGTTATTGGCTAGTCGTAGAACAAAATTTTAAAACCGGTGAAGCATTTGGCTATGTAAGCTTAGCGCCAATGCGCGAGTTTGCAGAATGGGGTTATTTTAATATTTCTGACTTAATTGAAAGAGGCGTTGAAATCTGTATAGATTGGGAACCAGTTAAATTTAAAGAAGCTAAAGAGAGGTTAAAATTATGAGTGAATTTTTAGGAATAAACTATTTTATCGAGACTGTAACTAGCCATCCATTATTAGGTTTAGCACCAGATTATATATCCGGTGTCAAATTCAGTTGGGAAAGAGCATTGGGTAAGTTATACCACAACCAGATGCTAATTCTATTTAAAAATGGATATGATATGAGCATTATAAACGGATATGGTGCGCAGTGTGGTGAAAATACTTTTGAAATTGGTATTCATAATCCAGAAGGGGCGCTAACAGATGAATTTTATCCAGAAGGTTACGGCGATACTGTTATGGGATATTTAACTGTAGCAGAGATAGCAGAATATTGCATAAAAATAGGAGAAAAATAAATTGAAAAAATTGCGATTATTAATAACTGAAAAATGTAATAGAAATTGTGAGGGCTGTTGTAATAAAGATTGGGATCTAAATAAACTAGAAACTATCTCGACACATGGCGAAATGGTTAAATTTATTAACTATGATGAAATCATTTTGACAGGTGGTGAGCCAATGTTATTTCCAGATAGAGTTCAAGAAATAGCGCATACTGTCAGGATGTTAAATCACAATATCAAAGTATTTATGTATACAGCTAAACCAAATAAAAAAGTTATTGAATTATTATTAAGTAATTTTTTAGATGGTATTACTGTCACTTTACATGAACAGGCAGATGTTGAGGCATTTAAAGAGTTTGCTAGTTCATTAAAATTATATCTAATAATGAATCGGACTAATGTTAAAACTCTACGTTTAAATATTTTTGCTGGAATAGATATTTCCGGTTTAAATTTAATTAATTGGAAAGTTAAATATAATATTAAATGGTTAAAAAATTGCCCGTTACCAAAAGATGAAATTTTTATGAAACTAGCTATAAAAGGAGAGAAATAAAATGGAAAAGATTAAAAAAGTAAAGAAAGCTAACAAATGTAAAGTATGTGGTTATAAGATTAGAGGGTTTAATCACATGAACGGCCAACATCATAAATCAAAAGAAAATAACCAAAAATAAGGGGATTATTATGGGTTGCGATATTCATTTATATGTAGAATACAAAGACGAGAACGGTAGATGGTTTAAATGTAAAGATGGTTTTACATCTGATTATTTTGACCAAAATAGTGAGCATTTTAGAGGGGATAAGTATAAAGATAGTGCTAGCCCATATGAAGGGCGTAATTATTTATTGTTTGGTTACCTAGCTGATGTCAGAAATGGTGAGGGTTTTGCCGGATGTGATTTAGGAGATGCATTAATCCCTATTGCTGAACCTAAAGGCCTGCCAGATGATATCTCTATGGCTTTACAAGAGGACTTTGACGAGTTTGGTTGTTGGGATGGCCATAGTTGTAGTTATTTCACATTAGGCGAGCTTAGAGAAGCATATAAGAACGCTGAAAAGATTACAGTAGTTAAAAGAGGTTTTGTTTCACCAGAGCAGTATAAAATTTTTAAAGTAAATGGTGAGCAACCAGATATGTGGTGTGGTTGGACTAGTATTGAAGGGTATAAACAAATAGAATGGAAAACAAATTTAGCTCAAGATTTAGCTGAATTTTTTGACCACGTAATACCACAGTTAGAAAAATGGAATTATGGAAAACGAAAAGACGATAAAATAAGAATTGTATTTTGGTTTGATAATTAAAAATTAAATAAAGAAAAAGCTTGACAACAAAAAAAGGAGTATTTATATTATGAACATTAACGAGTTTATTAAAACGGATAAAGTAAGCAGATTAACGGGGATCTCTAAACACACACTACGACGTAAGGCCATGTCAGGCCAGATACCAGCATTTAAGATTAGAGGGGAATGGTTATTCCATCCAGACGACGTTGACGAGCTTTTCAGGCCAAATTCATTGGCTAAAAAAAGGGGGGTACATGACAAAAAAAGGCTCGACCGAGGCGATCTCTAATCACCAAACAAATTTAAACGCATCATCCCCTGATGCGACCCCAGAAGCCGGCAACACTCTACATAAGTTTTTCCGTTCTTATGTAGAGGCCGGTTTTTTTCTTACACCATTAAACGGAAAAATCCCTTATTTATTCGATTGGCAGACTAATAAATTAGATACTAGTAATCCAGATAATTTCCCTGCTAATAAAAATTATGGTGTAGTTCTTCAAGACGACGATCTAGTCATAGACGTAGACCCAAGGCATTTTATTCCAGGAGATAACCCCGTAGCCAGGCTAGTTAAAATAATTGGCAAACTAGACAGTTTTACAGTTACAACAGGTGGCGGCGGTTTACATATTTATTTAAAAAAACCAGCTAAATTAAATATACGTAGATCTCTTAAAGATTTTAAAGGCGTCGAGTTTAAGAGTATCGGTCAACAAGTTGTGGCCTGTGGTTGTTTACATCCTGAGACTTATAAATATTATATACCTACTAGAAAGAGTTTAGATAAAATCGCAAACGCTCCAATTAAATTATTAGACCTACTCGATCAGAGGCAGGATATAGATTATCATATGAAAGGCTCAGACGAGTATTTATTAGATGAAGGAACTATCGACACATTTAAAAAATATCTAGTCTCAGAAGCTCCTAGCGCTATTGAAGGTGATAACGGAGATATGACTACTTATCAGGTATCTTGTAAAGGTAAAGACTTAGGCCTAGACCCGAAAACTACTTTTGATTTGATGGCTAAACTATGGAACAGCGGTTGTACTCCCCCGTGGGATTTACAGGAATTACAAGCCAAAGTCGAAAACAGTTTTAAGTATGGTAAAAATCCTGTTGGCTGTGATAACCCGTTAGTCGATTTTAGAGATATAGTTATTCCTGCACCAGTAGAACATAAAGGCATGTTATCTTTTAACTGGCAACGTGACAAAGCAGGTAATCCACGTAAAACTTTAAATAATACAGTCTGTTTTTTCTTAGAAGAAGATAGTCCGTTATTAGATCTTTTGCGTTTTAATGATTTTAGCAAAGAAATAGAATTTACTAAGGTAGCTAAGTGGCATATGTCAGGTATGCCACCTGCATGGTCAGATGCAGATGCGATATCCTGCAAATATTGGTTATCTAGTCAGCATGGTTTTGAAGTAAGTGTAAATTTAATCCATGAAGCGGCATTAGTTTTAGCTAGAGCTAATCAGTATCATCCGATTAAACAATACTTAGATGATCTGGAGTGGGATGGTCGAAACAGATTAGATACTTGGTTAACTAGATATGCTAAAGTAAGGGGAACCAAATTTGTAAAAGCAGTTGGAGCTAAAACTTTGATTGCAGCAGTAAAAAGAATTTATGAACCGGGCTGTAAATTTGACCATATGCTGATTCTAGAAGGTAAAACTGGAACCAAAAAATCTACACTATGTGAAATACTCGGCGGAGAATTTTATGGAGAGTTACACGTAGACGCGCAGAACAAAGATGTAATTGAGCATATGCGTGGTAAATGGATCTTAGAACTACCAGAACTAGAAATGACCCGCAGAAGTGATACTCAAGCTATGAAAGCTTTTCTCTCTCGTCGTATCGACCGGACTAGATTAGCCTACGCCAGATCAGCAGAGAATTTTCCAAGGCAATCTATTTTAATTGGTACACATAACCCAGATGGACATGGCTATTTACAGGACACGACAGGTAATCGCAGATATTGGATGGTTGAAGTAAAAAAAGATATTGATATAGATTTTTTAATAAGAGATCGAGACCAGTTATTTGCTGAAGCGGTAGTTAGATATAAGAAAAAAGAATCTATTTATTTAAGAGATACGGCAGTATTACAGGAAGCTCTTGAATCTCAGAAATCTAGACAGATTGTAGACATGTGGGTTGAGCCAGTTTTAAATTGGCTAGAGAGAGATAATAAAAGTGTAGTTACTTTGATGGAGGTATACGAAGGGGCGCTAGAAGGGGCGCCAAGGACTTTTACACCAAAAGAACAACGTCGTTTAAGTATAGTAATGAAAACGGTTGGGTGGGAGAAGGGGGTATACTCACACCCAGATCATAGTAAAGGGGTAAACGCATTTCGTAAGAAAAAATATGTAGAAAAAAAAGTCGATATCGGATTCGATAAATATGATTTATAGGAGAGTAGAAAATGAAAATAATTTTATATGGAATTTTAGTATTAACAACAATAGTAATTGGTATCCATTGTATAGCTTATATGGACTACCTGTACCCAAGTGTAGCTATAATAATCTTGTTGGTAATAATATGTGAAGTTGAAAATAGGCTATGTCATTTAAAACGAGAAAAAAACCGTTTAAATAGGAGAAGAAAATGAAAATTAAAGACATAAAAACAGATGACATCTTAAACTTAGTAGACCCTTTTTTAAATACAAAAGAGACTATTCTTATAAAATTGTTTTTACCAATGATTATTAAAATAGGGACAAGAATATTAGAGAAATTTAAAAGTAAGTTCCCAAATATGTTTAGTCTTTATTTAAAAAAGTATGGAGATATAGAAATTGAAGAAGTAGAAAAGCAGATTGAAGAAAAAGTTGAAATGTTAGAGGTTTACGAATCTGAGTTAGATGTAGAAGATGAATTAGTTGAAGTTTCTTCCGTTCAAATTAAGGGTTCAATGACTGTACCTATTATTTCAGAAGAGCAAGTAATAGCACAAGAACTAGAAATTGTTAGAAACGCAAATTGGTCTGGTTTCAATGGTTCAAAGGATAGATCTAGGTGGTTCAAATCTATTCATATTCTTCAAAGTTTTAATAATAAGGCTGATATGTATATAGGTGAAGGAGTAGACCCATTTGCTTTTGGTTTTTCAGTTTTTGCAAATTGGCTAAAAGGCAGAGAGATTTTTGTACCTGTCGCTATATTTAGAGATGGTACAGTAGATAGGGGTAACTGTAATTCTCATAATTTTAGTAACGGGTTCGAGTATGAATTTAATAAAGGTATCTTCCCAACTAAAGATTCAATCAAGTATTTTTTTACACTGAGATTAAAAAATGGAGAAATAATTGGCCATTCTAATATTGTTGAATATAAAGCTTGATAAGAAATTTAAGATACTGTAATAATTAATTAATAACACGTATACACGAGGACACGAAATTATGGCAACGGAGAGTTTATACCCTTTTCAGAAAGAAGGTGTTTCTTTTTTAACCAAAAGAAAGCACGCTCTCTTAGCTGACGACATGGGGCTAGGTAAAACAGTTCAAGCAATCATAGCCTCAATAGAAGTTTTAGCAAATAAAATTTTAATCATTTGCCCGGCGTCCGTTAAACTAAATTGGAAAAAAGAGTTAGTATACTGGGGTTCCCTTGATACCTCAAATTACTTTCAAAAAGATAATATATATATAGTTAACGGACGTAAGGCAATTATTCCAAATAAAAAAGTTGTAATAATCAATTATGACTTAGTGATCTATCCAGAAATTCAGAAACAATTACGTAGAGAATGGCATGTAGTTATTTGCGACGAAGCTCACTACTTAAAGTCGAGATCGAGCAAAAGAACACATGCCGTACTCGGTAAAACAGGTATCATCCGCAATTCTTATTTCAAATGGCTATTAACTGGAACCCCGGTATTAAATAGACCAATCGAATTATATCCAGTTATCCAAACACTAGCCGGTACTTTAATTGAGCCACATAATACTTATACTAAATTTTCTACTTATTTTTGCGCCGGATACTATGATGGTTTTGCTTGGAATGATAGAGGCGCATCTAATGTAGACGAGCTAGCTAATCGAATAAAACCATTTTATTTACGTAGATTAAAAAAAGAAGTTCTTTCTGAATTACCTGATAAAATTTTCAAAACAATTTTTCTACCAATAACACCAGCTATAAATAGGGTTCTAGATTTGGAACAGGATCTAGAAGCATCTGAAGAGGGTGGAAACCTAGGTCAACTAGCTAGTATTAGGCGATTAACAGCTGAAGCTAAACTACCTGAAGTAATTCAATACGCACATGACGTATTGAATAATGGCTGTAGAAAACTGGTTATCTTTGCCCATCATAAAGTAATTGTCCAGAAACTCCAACAGGAATTTTCTTCTTCGGTTGTTCTAGTTGGTGGTATGACTGCTAATGCTAAACAAGAAGCATTAGAAAAATTTATTAATTCTGATATTCAATTATTTATAGGAAATATAAAAGCCGCAGGTACAGGCATAGATGGACTACAAAAAGTTTGTAGCCATGTTATGTTTGCAGAGGTTAGTTGGTCGCCAGGAGAAATGGATCAAGCGGTGGATCGTTTACATAGAATCGGGCAGAACTCAAAGGGGGTGCAAGTTGATTTTCTAGTTGCAGAAGGAACTATAGAAGAAGTAATGGTAAGAACGTTAATTAAAAAAACAAAACTAATACGGAGGTTAGGGGTATGATTCAAAAATTTGTAGATCAGTTTATACAGAATAAAATAGAGTTAAGAGAGTTGTTTAAAAAACTAGTTGAGACAGGTGAGTCTATTGATTATGCGTGTCTTATGCAGAAGGTTATTGAATTTTCAGATGTTGATAATGAGATGGATGATAGGCACATAACAGAGATCAATGATGGGGACTACCAAGGGACTCTCTTATATCTAATTCCAGAAGAAGGTTACCAACCCGATAGATATTGGTTTGTGAAAATTGGTTATGGATCATGTTCAGGGTGTGACGCCCTAGAAGGGGCATTAAGTGGGAGAAATATTAAAGAAAAGCTAGATGATCTTATGTCGCTAGCTTTACATATAGTCCAAGGTCTTAAAGAATTAGGAGGGGAAACAGTATGAAAATGAAAGACGGGGATTTAAAATGTAAAGATTGTCTATTTTTAGATGATTATATCTGTAGACGTAGCGCACCAGTAGGCGGAGGCTTTCCTATTGTTGACCCTAAAAAAGATTGGTGTGGTGATTTAAGACCAGACCTGCCAGATTTTATTCACGATCTGGTGAAATCAGGAGGAATAGGGGAAGCTATGAAAGCAATGGACAGCTTATTTAAAGGAGGAAAGAATGGGTAATTTAGGTATGGAGCTAGAAGAACAAAATAAAAAAACTACGTTTAGTACTGTAGTTGTAGAGAGATGTGAAAAAATAAAAGCTGTACTAGCTTATAAAGAAAAAGAATATGCACAAGGAGGTGATAGGTTTCATAATTTTAATGTAGCCGCAAGAATGGATCATACCACACCAGAAAAGGCTCTTCGAGGTATGTGGCTCAAACATATTGTATCTGTCTTTGATATGGTGGAGAATCCAGATTGTATTAATAAAGCTCTAGTCGACGAAAAAATAGGTGATTTAATTAACTACGCAATCCTATTGGAAGGAATGTTTATACAAAAAATAGAAGGAGAAAAGTAAAATGATAGGTAAAAGATATAAGAAAAAACCAGTAGTAATTGAAGCAGAAATTTATAGTAGAAATGGGTTAGAAGCTGAAAAGGTTGCTGATTGGTGTGGAGGTCAACAAACTGACTCAGGATGTTTAATAGATACCTTGGAAGGTCAAATGACAGCAGACTATGGAGATTATATCATCAAAGGTGTGAAAGGTGAGTTTTACCCATGTAAACCGGATATATTTGAAATGACTTATGAAGAAGTTATAGTTCAAGAGAAAGGAGAAGAGTAAAATGGAAAAAGATTTAGGGATTACAGAGGTAAGAGGAGCAAAAGCCAATATCAAAGACCTAGTGGTTTTTGGTGATGGAGACATCTTTCAATTAATTAGTAAAGCCTCATCTAAAGAGCAAGGTTGGATGAAGTCAACTAAAGCTATGGATGTGGGTACTGGTTGTGTTGTTCAAGTAACCACCCAGCAAAGGAACCCAGATGGTAGTTATGCAGTAGCAGAAGCATTGACTTTTGTTCCAGGGGTGCATGTTTGTGTTGATGAAAGAAATAATAATAGATTTTTAAATTAAAAGGAGAAAAGTAAAATGAGTTTAGAAGATAAGATTGAAAAATTAACGTTAGCTATGGGGGTTTTAACAGAGGCTTTAACTATGAAGCCGGTACTAGATATGGAGTCACCACCCCCAAAGAAAAGGGCTAGTCGAGCTAAAAAGACTACTGCGACTACGCCACCGGCTTTAACAGAAACTGCTCCATTAACTACGCCGCCAATGCAATGTGAAGCCGATCCAGTAAAAAAGCTTTCGCAAGACGACGTTAGAGATAAAGCTTTTGATCTAGTCAAAGTAGTAACACCAACAGGCAAGGATGCAAAAGCTGAAGTACAAAAAATTCTTCAGAAATACGGCGCTGGAAAAGTAGCTGAGTTAGATGAAAAGCACTATGATAACTTCGTAAAAGAGGTAGCTATGGAGATACTAAAATATGAAGCATAGCCGAATAGGTGCTAGTTCATGCGCGAGATGGTGGAACTGTCCAGGGAGTGTTGCATTATTAGCAACGCTTCCTGAAAGACGTCAGTCGTCTAAGTATGCTATCGAAGGTACGGTAGCGCATTGGGTAGGTGAACAATGCCTCTTAAAAGAGCATGATCCATTTGATTATATTGGTGAGATCATAGAAGAGCAAGACCTAGAAGTAAAAGTAACTAGTGGGATGGCTGAAGCAGTTCAGTTATACCTAGACACTATCGACGCCGATCTAGCTGAACATGGTTTGGATAGAAAAGCATTAAGAGTCGAAGCTAAGTTTGCTTTAACTGACGTAGACCCTGATGCATTTGGGACTAACGATTGTTTATTAGAAGTACCATTTAAAAAATTATATGTGTACGATTATAAGCATGGCGCTGGTGTACCAGTAAACGTCCTAGGTAATAAGCAATTATTATTTTATGCACTAGGTGCGGCTATGACTTCTGATTTCTCAGAAGTAGAACTAGTGATTGTCCAACCTCGAGCTAACCATGAAGATGGCTGTGTTCGTAGATGGGTGATTACTGCTGAAATGCTAGAAGAATTTAAACAGGAATTAATAAAAAGAATAGCTGAAACTAAAAAACCAAAGGCAATAGTGAAAGCTGGTAAGTGGTGTAAATTCTGTGATGCTGGGGCTATATGTCCCGCACTAAAGAAAAATGCTGAAGAAGTATTAGTCTCTGATTTTGCGGGTGTGCCTGTAGCTATTGACCAAGTACCAATGGTTCAGATATTAAAAGCTTACGAGAAAAAGAGCATGGTATTAGATTGGTTCAGTAAGATAGATGCCTATTTACTAGATCAACTTGAACATGGCCAAAAAGTAGATGGCTATAAATTAGTTAAGAAAAGATCCAATCGTAAATGGATTAATGAAGATGATGTAGTTAGAGTTTTTGGTAAACCTTTACAAGATGAATTATATGTTAAACCAAAAATTAAATCACCGGCTCAGCTTGAGAAACTAGTTGGTAAAAAAGATGTAGCACCATTTATTTTTAAACCTGAAGCTGGGGTAACAGTAGCTCATGTTTCAGATAAAAGACCTGAAGTAATTACTGGAAATATACAAGATGATTTTAACGAAATATAAGGAGAAATAAAAATGACAGAAAAAATAGTAACACCAAAATTTAGAGTAAGTTTTCCACACGTAATGGAACCTGCTTTTAATATGCAGAAAACAGCAAAGAAATTTTCTGTAGTAATGTTATTCCCAAAAGACACTGATCTATCTAAGCTTATTGATATTGTCAATCAAGCTAAACAGGAGAAGTGGGGGGATAAGCCACCAAAGGGTTTAAGAAGCCCATTTAGAGATGGTAATGAGAAAGAATACGAGGGGTATGAAGATGCGATTTATGCATCAGCTTCTAGTCAGGAGTCTAGTAGACCGGGTTTAATCAATGAACGTAAAGAAAAGATCATAGACCCTAATGAGTTCTATGCCGGTTGTTATGCTATAGCCACCATCAAGGCGTATGCTTATGATACTGCTGGAAATAAAGGTGTAGCTTTTGCTCTTCATAATGTAATGAAGATGGATGATGGAGAAAGTTTAACTGGTAGAACTTCAGCTGAAAATGATTTTGAGGCTATTGAGACCAGTATACCTGCCACAAGTAATCCTAGTTTATTAAATCCATTAGATATATAGGCTAGGTATGAAAAAACGGAAAGTACATATTGATTTTGAAACTAGATCGAAATGTGATATCTGGAAATCAGGTGCTTGGGTTTATTCAAAAGATCCAAGCACTGAGATTTTGTGTATAGCGTTTGCTATTGATGAAGGGGAAGTAGAGATAATTACATGGGAAGAAATATTAGCCGCTCAACATTTTATCTGGGGAGGATGCGCCGACCACGAAGAAGATCTTGTTGAGAATTTCAGAATAAAAGCTCGACTATTATATGGTAATGACCCTTTTTTGAAAGATACTATTTTAGTAGCACATAATGCTTTCTTTGAGCAGTCAATCTGGAATAATATTTTAACTCCCATTTTAGGTTTCCCACCTACTACACCTGAGCATTGGGTATGTTCAATGGCTAAGGCCTCTGCCTTTGGTGTACCAAGGGCGTTAGATAGAGCGGCTAAAGCTTTAAGACTTCCTATTGAGAAAGACCTAGAAGGTAAACGCATAATGATGAAATTAGCTAAACCAAGAAAACCAACTAAACATAACCCCGCCATCTGGCATGAGAACCCAGAAGATTTTGAAAAGTTATATAAATATTGTATAGACGACGTGAGAGTAGAGCGAGAAATTGATCGAGCTTTACCAAACTTAAATCATGTAGAAAGAAAACTCTGGTTACTAGACCAGAAAATAAATATGAGAGGTGTACAAGTTGATCTAGTTCTAGTTAAGTCCGCGCTAGCTATCATAGCTAGATACACAGATATACTTAATGCCCGACTTAGCCAACTAACTAACGGATATGTCGACAGAGTAACTAGAACTGAGAGAGTAAAATATTGGCTTAGATCCCAAGGTGTAGTAGTCGAGGATCTTCAAAAAGCTACAGTCGATAAATTATTATCTGATACTCATTTTATATCTGATGCAGTAAAAGAAGTTTTAAGGATTAGGCAACAGTTAAGTAAATCATCCACCAAAAAATATGAGACTATGTTAAAGTCCGCCGATCCTAAAGATTCTCGTATCCGTGACACGTTATTATATCATGGGGCTAGTACGGGGAGATGGACAGGTAAGTTGGTTCAGGTTCAAAATTTACCTAGAGGTATTATAAAAGATACAGATCAAGCCGCTGAAATTGTCAGGACAGGAGATCTAGAGTTATTAGAAATGTTATATAGTAATGTAATGGGTACTCTTAGCTCTACCATAAGAAGCTGTTTAGTGGCTAAACCAGACCATAAATTAATAGCGGTAGATTATAATGCTATTGAGACAAGAGTCTTATTCTGGCTCTCTGGTGATAAATTAGGGCTATCTCAGTTTCGTAATGATGAAGATTTATACTCACGTATGGCTGAAGTTATTTATGGAGGATCAGGATATTCAAAAGAAACCCACTCTAAAGAAAGGCAGTTAGGTAAACAAGCCATCTTAGGTTGTGGTTATGGTATGGGAGCAGGTAAATTTGCTATGACTTGTAATGGTTATAACATGGACGTAAGCGATGCTCTAGCTAAACGAGCAGTCAAAGCTTATCGAGATACTTATGCTACTGTACCAGCTTTATGGAAGCGTCAAGAGAAAGCAGTAATAGAAGCACTAGAAACTAAAAAGATTGTTATCTGTGATGGTATTAAATGGGGTTTAGATGGTAATTTCTTATTAGCTATTTTACCATCTGGTAGACATATAGCTTACCATTATCCTGATCTTAAATGGGAGGAAAACCGTTGGGGTACTATGCAAAAACAGATCAGTTATATGTCTGTTGATAGCACAACCAACAGCTATTTACGAACTGGTACCTGGGGTGGGAAGATTGTAGAGAATCTAGTCCAAGGGATTGCTAGAGATATTCTAGCTGAAGCTATGCTTCGATTAGATAATCAAGGATTTGAAATAGTTTTAACAGTGCATGATGAAATAGTGATAGAGGTTCATAAAGCTATACCTAGTTATGTTGGTAGGGTGATGTGTGAATTACCAGTTTGGGCTAAAGGGTTGCCTTTAGCTACTGAAGGCTGGAAAGGAAAGAGGTATAAAAAATGAGAACAACTAACCCTATGCCCTTACCTTTATGCCCTATTTGTAAAGAAACATCCTTATTGATTGAGACACGACCTGAATATCTTCACAGCTTTAGAATAAGTTGTAGTGTATGCCATAGACAACTGAAGTATACTGAGGTTAGGTGGACTGCATCTGCCCCAGATCGCTTAACCAGAATGTTATCTGCCTTTGCGATAAATAGCATGATTGTAGCCACGTCTGTTGAGAAAGTTAAAATCTCCAGGTCGGCACAATTAAGACCTATGAAAGAAAAAAGTAATAAGCTAAAAAAGAAATACAATTGTAAATACGGATGTGAATTTTCTACTAACGAGATTAAAGATATTAAAAACCATGAGACGTGGTGTAGGGGAGAATGAAAAATGAGAAAAGTTTTCTGTAATAAGTGTAAATATAATGGGAATACTTGGTGGGGTTGGAGGAATTCTTATTGCGAATACCCTAGTATTTTTATTGGAGTAACAGAATCAGCTATTCATAAAAATAAAAAGAATCTTCACGGAGAGTGTGAAGATTTTAAACCTGATTGGTGGAGGAAATTATGGCAGCGCATAATATAATAATGGCAGGGCGGACTAACCCAAACTGCCCGCTATGTGATGGGAAGTTTAAAAAAGTAAGACAGAGAAATAGAAAAACTAAGAAGATAGAAAAATTTCTATGCTGTTTTAAATGTGAAATAAGTATTAATAAAAAAGACCCGTGGGTTGGTAGATGGTCAACCAATGCTGAGACTATTCAACATTGCCCAACTTGTCAGACGCCTATGAGGTATTTCTGTAGATCGGATAAATATTTTAAATTGTTTTGTCCTATCTGCCAAATTCATATTGAATCATTCGACGACGCAGGAGGTTAAGATGGAACAAGAATTAATTAATTATATGGCAAATTCACATAAGATATTAAAAGACATATTACCTTTTATTCAACGGATGGGGCATAGCCAAAAGGTAGTCGCAATTAAAAACCACTTAGAAAAAGGAAGAGCATTAATTCGTGATTACAAAAAAGAGGTAAAATAATGCGTAATTTAATTTTAGGTTTAGACCCAGGAAAAAGTGGGGGGCTAGCTGTACTAGACCTAGCTGGAAATATAGAACGGATCTATGGTTTCACAAAAGGAACTGAAACTGATCTGATCGATGTCTTGCGAGAATGTAAAGACAGTATAATAAAATGTTATATAGAAAAGATTCCAGCTATGCCTAGGTCTAAGAGAGGTGTACGCGCCTCAAAAGGAATTGGTCAAGCAGAAGGTTTATTATTAGGCGTACTTAGAGCGTTAGAAATTCCTTTTGAAAGAGTTCTACCAATGGTTTGGCAACGAAATTTAAGGTGCTTATCTAGAGGTGATAAAAAATTCTTAAGACAAGTAGCGCAAGATATGTTTCCAGATCATAGAATACTTATTAACCTAGCTACGGCTGATGCTTTATTGATAGCTGAATACGGACGTAGACAATTTAACCAAACTAAAAACCTTATAAGTAAAGGGGATTTATAAATGATACTTGACCTAAATAAATTTAAAAATTTAACGATTACATTAAAGGATAGACCTGATCTCGTTGATATTAAAATGTTAATTTGTGTATGTACTCTAGAAAACCCCCTATGCAAAATCACATTAAAAACAGTTAGGCCTTTCCCAAAGTTAATACGGTTTGCAGTGAGTTTACCTCTCCCAGAAAAAATTGATGATGAAAGTTTTACAAGTTGTTTTGGGTCTATCACAAAGGCACTTTTGAGAGCTGAATATAAACTACATAAAAATCTCCTATTGATATCTAAATCTATACGTAGGAAAGGATTAGTGGCCTACACCTTATAGAAAAAGAAGATCTCTAAAGACACCTTTCAGATGGAACCAGATATGAACCATATAATTTTTAATACATTTTAAATGGTTTTTAATTCGGTTCCATCTCTCCACATCTTACTCCTTTAAAATTATCTCTTTACCTAAAGTAATATGCTTTAATTCTAGATACTTGTCTTTACCTTCTGAAAAATCTGACGGAGTTAAAGCTTTATCATGGTCAATAAAACCAAGGTCTCTAAAGACACTAGCTACTAATTCAGAACAATAGAGTGTTCCACTAGGTTGTTGAACTTTTATACCAATAAATCTCCCTATAGCAGCTAATAATAATTCTAGTTTAGATTCTTCATAGCCTTTTCCTATATTAACGGCTATATTTTTTCTAAATAAAACCATTTGCAATTCAGTAAAAGGTTTAGATATTGGTCTTATTTTTACAACCCCATTATAGTTTTCTATTACTTCACTAAGTAGTCTTAGTTTAACTCCATCTTTTCCAGATAAAGTAGTTGAGTCATAAAGAAATAAACCACCTTTAACATTTCGATATGCCTGACCTATGTGGCTTTCATCATCTCGACATACCCAGCGGATTAGCCTAGAAATAATTCCTCGCCCCTCAAATAAAATAATGTCCCCTGATTTAATCATTATTAAATCCTTTTGTTATCTGTAACATTTGAGATTCGATTTTGGCTAGAGATTCTTTTAGGGTACCTCCTATTGCTTCATGCTGTTCTTTATTATCTTGTTTCAACTCTTTCATCATTGTTATAGCCTGATTATATTGTAAAAAACATCTTTCTCCAGTGACATGTTCATCCTTAATTTCTTTTTTCATATTGACGCATTTTTCATCCATGCGCAGAAATATCTTATTAATTTTAGTTTCTGCGTTAACATCATGGTCTATTTTAGCAGAAGCTACTTTATACCCTAGACCCAACATGCTTAAAAATAATGCCCCTATACTAGTCATCAGACCTACCTCCGTCCCTGTCATATTTTATTCCTTATTTTTTATTAATAACAGGTTTTTTAGCTTCAGATAAAACTTTGTTTAAATCTAGTTTATCTAAATTTATTTTAAGATTAGATAAAAGAGTGTCATACATTTCTCCTTCTAATCGGTAACTAGATTGACCTGTTGCTATAAATTCATCACCTGTATTTACATAACCAGTGGCAAGCATTAAATCTGCTCGTTTAGCAACTGGACATAACGTTAAATTAAGTATCTGAGCTTTATCTAAATCACCTAAATTATTATCTATAATAGCGTCTAACATTTTATTCTCCTTATGATTTCATTATGTATGCAAGTGCATAGTATGGTGGAAGGTTGTCTACTGCGTCTGTATCAGGAGTTGCACTTCCAGAATTAAACTGAGCAATATTAACATTATGAGTATGACTAGTAACTGCATAAGCATCAGGAAAAGTATTAACTCTATCAAATCCCTCGTTGTTATTAGAACTCCCTGAAGTTGTATTTGGTGGATCTACTGTATGTAAATGGCTATCAACTGTATGGTTATGTGAAACCGTTCCGCCTGTACCATCCACTGCATAAGTATCTCCAGCACCAACAATAAATTTATCTTGTAGATTTGGTGTTGAATTATTCCCATCACATAGAACCCATCCAGTAGGGATGCTTACTATTGAACCACTCCACATAATAATCCCGCCGGAAGGGAAAAAATCAGTTAATTCATACCCTGTTCCTCCTGAATTTACCATTACCCCTTTTCCTGCATCTCCAGCATCAATACTTGGTAGATTAACACTGGCTGCACTAGCTGCTGCATTAGCTTCGCTAGTTGCTGCATTATTTTCACTAACTAAAGCTGCTGCCGCACTAACTGCACTTTCTGCTGCACTAGCTGCACTAGCTACGGCTGAGTCACCAGCTGCATCTGGGTCGTACTCAGAATTTTCTAAATTGGTTCCTGCACTATTCCATTTTACTGCTTTATCCGCCTCTGGCTCTGGTAAAGTAACTCCCGTTGTAGAGGAAGTTACCGCTAGAGTAATGGATCTATCTATGATCTCATTCAACTGTTGTAAGATCATCATGGCTAAGTCTAAAGCATTTTCAACTGACTCAGCTGGAAAAGTATTAGCCACTGGAAAATCAGATTCTTGTTTTAGTTCTGCTTCACGAAGAATTAAAATATCTTCATCAGAAGTAAAAACGTCACCAATGATAGTGACTGTGCCACCATCTGTGACAGTGTTAAGACTAACTGTGTAATCTGTATTAAGAACTAAGGTTGTAGATGATTCATCTGTGGTATCAATTTTATAAATAACTAGATCTGCGGCTTTGAATACTTTAAAACTAAAATCAAATTCAGTTTTAACACCATTCCCAGATTCTCTAGCTCGGTTGGTTGTTGTATTAACTGTCATCCCTAACTCCTTTTCTTTTTAGTAAAAATATTTTTAATCCCTTCACCAGTTTGCCATAATCCATAGAAAGGCTTACCCCATAATTTAAAACTTGCATCAGCTGTATTTTCTATAAGGTCTTGCATATTAGTTTTCCATTTCTTCTGATAAGCTTTACTATGTCGTTTACCATAAACTTCATTAGTTATTAAATTTTTAATCATCATAGTTAAGTCATAACTAGCCTGTAAACCAGTGGCCATAACGTCTATCATAGGTGCTTCAATAAAAGAAGCATTTTTCATATCAAAAACATATTTTTTAGATAATTGTACTAGCCCCCTAGCTGCTTTATTTATAATGACAAAATCTCCAAAAGAATTTAAAAACGATTCAACTGCCCAATCCCAGAGAAAATCTTCTAGATCTTTTTTCTCACGCGCACGTAATTGCCTCCATCCTGAGGACACTAAACCAATCATAGAAGCCATAGCTACTCGAAGGTAAACTAATTTACTAATAAACTTACTAGCCGATTTTGCAGAGTATGGAACGTTCTGGAAATCCTCATACATCTCAGAAGCCATCTGGCCAATCTTCATAGTTTGGCTGGTAAATTTAGCTAAGAAATGTTTTTTAAATAAATCAGTAGAGGCGGTAACTACGTTACGATCTATGTTATGAAAAGTTGGTTGAGATTTTCTTACAACTTCCCAGGCTCTATCACCAACTAGATCGTCAAACTCATCACCTTTTACATTAGGAAACATATCTCTAGTTTCCATTTCAACTGCTAAATAGATCCTGCCTATCGCTGCCATGTCACTAGTTCTCATCAAGATTGAATACTTATCGCTAAATAAAGATTTACCTGTAACTGATTTTTTAACAGCCCCTACGTCTGATATATCCCCCATCTCCTGAGTAACATGTCCTCGTAATCTGTCCCAGAATAAAGGGTGCTTAGACATTCTTTCTTTTACTTTTGGTGTAACAAATTTAGCTAAAGCTTTTACTAAATATTTATTGTCTACATAAAGAGCCGCGTATGGAAAAGACAAAGCCTGTTTAGTTCCAACTATGATACTACCTGTTAAAATAGCCGCATCAATATTTCTAGCCATTTTAGAAATCAATTTATCCGTTCGAGAGTACTCTACGTTGTCACCTTCAATTTTATTTAATAGTGCATTAATATTTTTCTCATAACTTTCTAAACCAGCTTCACGAAGTTTTGTGATAAAAGGATTTGGTATAGTTGTTTCTTTTTCTACGCCCTCAACTATTTCAGTAAGAGTTGCGTGTGTACTTTGGTTCATCAGGGTTCTAGCTGACTGTAATGGTTTAGCTAGTCCTGCAAATGCAGTAGAATGATGTACGCTCTTATCCCATATCTGAAATACATCTCCTATCTCAATAGCTTTCCCTGATTCGACTGTAGCTTTCAACATTCCTAAACCAAACAAAGAACTTTTTGCATAATGGATTCTCTGGGGGTCAGTTGGGTCTACTTCTAATACTGCTTCTCGTACCGATAAAGGAAAGTAATCTTCTGCAATGGCTACTTCATATCCTAGCATCTCAACAGAGGCTTCATTCAAAAATGCTTTTTGCATTGTATTAAAATAATCATAGATAGCTTCAGCTACTTTTAATTCTTTAGGGTTAGCTCTGACTTGATCCTGGATCATCTCGAGATCTTCTTGGGTCAAGACTAGAGCTTCTTGTGCTTCACCAACAAAGAATCCTCCCTCAGTTAAATGTTTCCTACCTTCTAGTCGTAGAGAAGTTAAATATAAAGCTATTCTTTGTGCAGGATTAATTCTTCTTTTTCCATTAGTAAAATTTACCCATTGATAATCTACTTTCTTTGCGTTCTTCTCAAAGTACGTACTAAAATTATCAATCTTAGTTCTGAGATCACCAAGTCTATCTGCCAAAAACATCTCTGCTGAATGTCGTAAACCTAATTGTTTTTTCAATCCTTTTAGTAATTGGTCATGTAAAATATCTTGAACTATTCCTTTTTGCTTTCCATCTAATTTTCGGGCGATACTAGCCAGATTTAATTTATCTGCATTAATAGTTCTACCTAGCTTATCAGTAACTTTTTTCTTTTGTTGAGCATCTTCAGATTGCTCTCTAGTTAATAAATTATTATATCTATCTTGTTCTTCTACGTTATCAGTTGCTTCTAAGATCACGTCATTTGTTTTGGCTAATTTACCTCTAGCTAACATCTGCATTTTTTCTTCATTCATCTTAGATAAGAACAGAGCCATATCATGCACATTTCTAAGCTGTTCTAAAGTTAGATCGGCTAATGGTGTTTTATGCATCTCTTTTATATCTGCTAATTGGGCTTTAGAAAAAGCGTGGTTCTCATTCTTTTCTACTTCTACTGCCATCTCATATAGACTAGCTAATTTTTTATCTGTTCGTTTAACTCCAGTAAATTCATCTGTAATTTTTAATAACTCCTTTTTCCACTCTGGATGAAATTTAGCAATAGCTTTAGGATCAGTAAGTTTTTTAAAGTCGCTAATCAATTCTCTTTTTTTAACCTGAGTTTCCAGTTGTGTGATCCTGTCCTGGAAAGCTCCTATCTTTTTATTGAATTGATCTACTGTTTTAATCTGCTGCATAGCCTTAATCATCTGGGCTTTTTGAGTTCCTTTCAAACTGGATTCTTTTACTAACCTATTCATATCTTTAAGGATATTTTTAAATTCTTTTATGGAAGTAACTTTCCCTTCTTTAAAACCTTTTTGATAAGTTGTTAAGCGTTCTTTCACTACCCTAGTTCTAGCTTTCTGCAATACTTGTGCTTTCACTTCTACATCTTTTGACTTAGCTATTTCTATTTGTTCTTCTGGAGTAAATTCTAGTTCTACTTGTTCGTCTAAGATCGTATCTAATTTAGCATCTAGTTTAGCTCTTTGGTTTTCTAGTTTCTTAGTTGGTTTACCTTCTCTAATTCTCTCGGAGATTTCTACTTCAAGATGCTCAATACCTGCTTCAATTATTTTAGTTTCTTTAGCTAGTTTAGTCTTACGGCCTTTGATTTCTTCTTTCTTTTGTTTAATTTCTTTTAAACCCTTAGCTTCTATTTTTGGTTTAAGAGGAACAACTTCTTTGCCTAATGCTTCAGCCTTTCCCTGCTTCTTAATATTTTCTGCTATTATTTCTTTCTGTTTTAAAATCATTTGGACAACATCAGTTTTATGTTCTGCTGTTATTTCAACACCAGCTTCTCCTTCACTTAAAGTTTTTATCGGAGTTTCGTTAACCAAAGTAATCTGATCCTGAACTAATTTATCTAGTCCCATTAAACGCACTCTAGTTTGGCGATAGCTCCTTGAGACATGAGAAGCCATACCCATAACTGCTGTAGAAAAGAAAGCGTAGATACCTTCTTCTGTGGCCGCAGCTAAATCTATTTTACCATGTACTTGAGTATCACTAACTACTTTTTGTAAAAACTCTTGCGCTGGTTCAGCTACCATAGTTTTCATAACAGCTTTTGTTCCTCTAGCATCTGGGACAAAAAACATTTCAAATTTATTTAAGAAAGCATTTAATACTCCATTCATACTGAATACTCTTAATGCTACGTTTTGTGCTTCTTCTTCAGTATACAGACCTGTAGCTAGCGCGTCTTGATGAGCGAAGTATCCTTCTAAACTAGATTCTAAATATGTAGCTGTAGTCAAACTTAACATACTAGCTACTTTAGGCGCCATCCCTAAAAGCTTACCTACTCCGGCTACACCTGTGCCTGTACCAATAAAAGTGGCTGCATACCCTATTCCATTTAAAAATTTATCAAAAATATGTGGATCATCTACTACCATCTCATCAGCTACGTCACCCGCGAAATGAGCTAGTGCTTCCCCTAAAGAGTTTTTTGCAAAAATCTCAGTGAGTTTTTCTGACGCACCTATAACCCCTGCCATCCCAGGGGCTAAATCCATAGTAGTTCGTAAAGTAGCTGCAAAATTAGGATTATCTCTCATTATCCTGGTAAAAGATTCAGATAAAATTTGAGACATACCGCCCATACCCTCGACTGTACGCGCGATAGGTTGGCCAATACCCTTAGCAATTCTTTTAATAGACATGTCGCTTAACTCATCTATTCTCTGACTAGTTACCTGCGCTAGAGATTCTGGAAGTCTTTTAGTTATATCTTTAGCCTCAGCTAGAACTTCTCTAAATTTTTCTTGTTCTTCTGGTTTAATAAATCTATCAAAAGAGTCTTCTGGCATAATAATTTTTGTGCCGAACTCCACTGCCGCGTCCCAAATACTACCAGCTATAAAAGAATTTAAAGATGTTGGCTCTGGCTCCGGTTTAAAATCTTTTGGTACAGGTTCAAAATCTTCTATATTAACTTCAGGAGTATCAGCTGGGAGATAACCAGTTGACTCTAATTTTTCCTGAGTTTGAATTGTACCTGCGTCATCTGCATTAGCAACGGCTGTCCAATTCTCTGGATTATAAATATCATTATTCATTTGTAATTTTCTTCTTTCCTATTACATTCAGGTTTTCATCTAAAGTTAAAACATAATCCCCGGATCGAACAAGGCCACCTTTACCCCATAAATGGGCTATGCCTGGATTAAGTCTAGCTTTAGCTTGAGCCTTATGGGTATTCAATAATTTATTAAAAGTTTTTTCATCTAATTCTCCACCTGTTTCTTCTTTTTTCTTTCTAAAATCATCTAAGAAATTAAGATAAGTTGAAGCCTGGAGATGTGCGTATTCTGCTGTACCTTTTTTAGTCTTCCCTTTCTTTTTAAAAATATCATATATTTCACTATATGCTTTTTCAAAAGTAGTTTTAGTTTTAGTCCATTCCCCATCCCCAGATCTAATCGCTTCAATTAAGGGTTCCATTAAATTTTTATTTAGAAGTTGGTATTGTAATGGAGTAATTTCATTTTGGTAAAAAGCTCGCATAAGTTCACTTTGCTTATCTCCAAGATTTTGAATAACTGAATAATCAGACCAACCTTGGCTTTCTTTCAATCGTGCATTAAATTTTTCTGAATAATCATTTACTCCATCTACCGCATTTAAAACAGTTTTGTTAGATGTATTCAACCAATGATTTCTAAAAGCTTCTAGTCCAGAAGTATCTTGCCCTAGTGCTTTCTTATTTAAAATTTCTTGCTCAAACTCTACAATGTCTACATCTCCATCTACTAATCCTGAGGTAAGATTATTTTGACCTCCTGCTCTTTCCATTGCTGATTCAAATAATCTTTCGTCTAATTGTTTTGCTTTTTGTTTATCAATTTTTGCCTGTACTTCATCTGTATCAGAAGTAGCCCAAGGAACTTTAGCCGCTTCCATATTTTTTAAAAAATTAGGATCATTTAATTTCTGGTCAGCTACTCTAGCATCTGTTTTAGCTTCTCTTTGCAGTTTTAATTTTGTCCCATTTATTATAACATTATTATAATATTTATTCCGATTTTTTATTGCTGCCCCAGAGTTACCCGAAACTATATTAAAAGTTTTCTGCACCACCCCAAACCATTCTTCATTTGTGCTAGTTTGACTAAGTTCATTAGTTAAATTATTAGCTATCTCATTCATATGCTCACCCGCTAAAGATAGTTTAGTATCATGCACCCAAGTATCATTAGCTTTTCTTGCCTTAGCTGTAGCTTGATTAATATATGTATTAATCTGATGTTGTATTTCTGGGTTAGATCCGCTAGTGCTATACTTGTTTTGGAGATCATTTGTTTTTTGATTCACTGCGTTTAAATAATGGGCAGGATATTTAGCGTATTTTGATTGGATATCTTGTGTAACTTTAGAGAGATCCGCATCAAAATTTGTATTAGCCAGATTAGCTTCTGTAGTATCAGTAATCTTTTTTTGAGCTAATTTAATTTGATCTTGTTTTAAAGAAGCAGCATAAGAGGCTCTTCTAATTTCTTCAGTTTTTCTAGCTCGATATTTGGCGGCCATTAACTCACCTTCTCTGGCTTCAGCCCCGGCTTTAGAACTAGCAGCTATAGCTAGTTTTTGTTCTTGCTCCTGTTTTGATCTACTCACCCTTTGAGATGCTTCTAACTGCATAACTCCTCTAGTAACCGCCCCACCAAGTCTACCAATGGCCGCTGACTTTATTCGTCCTACTTGTTGTTCAGCTGAGAAAGCTCTCTGTTTAGCCTGTACCATAATTTGAGAAGCTTCTCTAGCTCCGCCACCAATGATTGCACCTACGCCTGGCGCCCCAGGTAATTGTACTCTCCTTGAAACGAGTTGCTTTCTATGAAATTCTGATATTTTGCCCATCTCTTTTTCCTTATGTTATGCAAAAGAAGAAAACTCACCCATAAAATCTGTCCACGAGGCCATCTTTTCTTCATGAATTAATCGTTTCCTACTTCGGTAATCTAGTTTTGCTGCTCGTATCCTAGCTTCCCCAATTAATCTCCCCCTAGTTAATTCAGCTTTTCCTCTCATCCTCATTTGTGTAGCTTCAAACTTACCATATTTTAAGATATTTTCTGCTCGAGTTTCCATCGCCTCTAATTCCATCTCACTATCTTTTCTAGCTTTCTCCATAACTAAGAGTGGGGATCCTGACATTTCCACCCCATTCATACGGTATTGTAATTGAATACCTCTAATCGCTCGATCATTTTCTTTACCTGTCCTACCTGCCTCAACATAGACATCTGCTGCTTCCATACTAGAAGCCATCTCTTTCATCTCTGCTGCAAATTGAGCGTCAAGGTCTTTCATTTCCCCAAGATAAAATTCAGTACCTGCTAAGATACCTTCTTCTGTTTGAATATCTTTTGCTAGTCTCGTCTGTCGTTCTGCACTTGACTCCGCAGTTTTATATTTCCCATAAGACGTTATAGATCTAGTCATCCAAGATGCACCTGAACTCATTAGCTAGTCCTCCCCCACATTATAAAATCATCTCCATTCTCTGCATATTTTTTCATAATTCCCTCTTTATGAAATCCTAAAAACTTTAACCATCTTTCGTGACATTTATCAGCTTTAGTTGTAATTTGGATCCTATGAAAATTATAAATCTTTTCAAAACGTAAAAATTGTTCTCTAGTTGTTTTGGCATATACTCGGCCATACTTTTTAATATGTTTAGAAGGAATAGTCCAGATTTCACAAACTCCTTTTCGCATTAAAGTATACCCCCAACAGGCTAATATAATTCCTTTATAAAAAATAGTAAAAGCATTTTGGTTTAACTCGATCTCTTCAGCGATTCCTTTATCTGCCTGAATAATCTTAAATTCAGTATTAGCCTCATACTCTCTAACATCAATCATATTTATATGCTCTATTTTAAAAGGGACAATTTTTAAAAGTTTATTCATCTACTACCTCAGCAAAAACGTCTATTAACTGGATCCCACAAGGTAGTGGGTTATCCTGTTTAATTATCAAATGTTTGTCTCTAGCAAATGAATCGTTATAATACAATAATTTAACTCCTGAAAATAAAGGTGGTGGCCTATTCATAAAATGAGTTGGATCTCTATCATAGATTTGCTCTAGTTGATACATATCTGTTCCATATTGAGCGCCTAGTGCGCCATTAAACCTAATCCCTAAACCACTTACATTTTTCATTTTAGAATGTTGAATACCTTGGTCGCCTCCAAATTCTAAAATTTTATCTATAAGGCCACAATAGCCCAAACCAATATGAAATGTACTATACTCAGCGTCAAGAGTAATACTACCATCTGAAACCGTCTTTTTTGCATGTGTTCCTCCATCTGCAATAATAGTAACTTCTTCACCTTCTAAATGATCTAGTCCTGAAATAGAACTAGCTGTGATAAACCAATCACCCGAGTTAATCAAATCTATATTATCAAAATCTGATAAGCCCGTACAAGTAACTTCAGTTGAACTAACAAAAGTTGTTATTACTGCTCGACCTTGACCAATACCGTTAATGGCTTTTTTCCAGATCTGATTTCCTACATCTGCTGAGATAAAAACAGCTGCTGAAGCAGTTATAGTAATAGAATCACCTGTAACTGCGCTTATGGTTAAGTTGGCAGCAGCCGCTTCACCTCGATCAGTACCTACATAAGATAGCCCACTATCTACATGAAAATATTCTTTTTGTTTTTCAAATATTGCATTATAAAAAGCTGTACGATCATCAATAGCAGAATCTTTATCTGTAAAAAAATCAATACGATCAGGATAATTAATTTCATCTTCAAAAAATTCTACGTATCTTCTAGTTACACCATTAATAGTTCTCTCTACGACGACCCATACCTGGTCATATTTAGTTACTTGGGGTATAACTCCAACTGATAAAACTTTAGCGTCAGTACCTCCTAAGACGTGCTGATGCCAGCCTGAAACATCTTCCTTAGATTTAAAAGTTAATCCAATTAATCTACCATCTGATCTAACTGCCCATAAAACATCCGGTCTAGCATTTTGAAAAGCAATCTGTTCTATGCCATCCCCTGTCATATGGTCAGAAACCAGGTTTCTATCTATGGCCTGATATCCCGCTTCTAATGAATCATACTCAAGAGATCTAATAATTAGCCCACCTTGTTGGATATAAATTGTAATACCCCCTACTGTAACTGGAGGTACATCTTTAACCCCTGGGGCATTTAATGGTTTAACTTGAATAGAAGTTGGGGTAATAGGTTCATCATCTCTACTACCTGTCATTTTAGAGACCCCGCCAAAAGTACCTAACGCAATAAATAAGGATGTCATTACTGCCCATTGAATCGTATCTACTTTCCCTGTATGATTAGGGGCTAGAGTAAAAGCTAGTGCATCATCTGGATTTGTACCTATTGTAAAATTATCATATCGTGGATTACCTGAAGTATCTGGGGACATACTGAACCAAACTGTCTCTGGTGCATTATCAGTCCCCATCATAGCTAAACGAGATTGTGCAAAAGCAACAGTACTCGGGTAATTACCTGCGCTACCGAAAGGATCTGATCCTGAATAAGTTCTAGTATATGTAGTTAATGTCCAGCTAGTATGGCTAGTCCTAGTTAATTTTCTAGGTTCATGATTAGGGTGTACCATGTACATTACATCTGCATTTTGCGCCCATTTGATTTCGAATAATTCTGCTTCTAAATATGGCGTATCAACTTCAACAATTCGGGCAGCTACTCCCCCTGAAACATACGCATCAAAACTTGTAGTATCTATATCATTACTATCTATATCTTGTAAGGTGAAAGTATTAGTTGTCTGGTTGGCAATTAAAAAAGATTTACCATTAAAATCAGTCATACCTACCACATCAAAAATAAAAACCTCATCACCATTACTGTATCCATGACTAGCACTAGTAAACACTCCAGGATTAGCTTGAGTAATTCCAGTTATAGTTTTATCACCTTCTACAATAATACCTTCATCCTTATACACCCTCATCTTCTGATCGGTGAACTCCAACAGATATGACTGAATATCATTAAATTGAAATGGAATAAGAACAGCTAACTGATTTAATCGAGTATGCATCACATGTCTAGTTCCAGTTCTGAATCGAACACCACCTTGAGTTTCTGCAATAAAATTACGCATCCTCTTACAACCATTTTGAAAAATAGTTAGATCAACTCTGCCTTGCACTTTTGGAGAAAGTTCTCCAGCAGAGAAATTCATAAAAGCTTTTGTCATATTACCCATAAATTACCACTCTATAAATTGTGACGCAGAACTACCCCTGCGAACTCGTCTACGTGCATTACCAAATTTACTATGCTCTATTACTCTTGGAGGTCTTTCTTGGCCATCAATAGCTGCTGCTTCAATATTTAGACCTTCTAATAAAATCTTTAACCTAGTTACAACAGTATTTTTTATAGTTAATTTAAAAGCCATATTAATAGCTAATTGAGTTGCAAATAACTCAACAAAAATTGCATCAAATTTTGATACGTCTGTAATATCTTTTATGTACTGAAGATTAATAGATGCAGCCCCGCTGTTATTTAATAAAATTTGATTACCTTCGATCTCAAAATCTATTTCACCTAATGCCCTAGTTGTACTAAGATTATTTTCTCCGTCAAAAGCAATTAATCTGAGCCAATTATTTGGTAGATTATAGGCATCTGCATACCCAAAAATTGGATCGATACTATCTCGGGAAGCTTGATATCTGCCCCTGGCAAAATTCCACATATTTTTACGAAGTAGTTTTCTTCTAGTTACATCATACCATCTAGCACAAACTTCTTCATGGCTAGTTGTAGGTGCTGATATATTAATAATCGGATTAGCGTCGTTTAATAAATCCATCGCTAAATTACATATATCTACATCAGATGTTGCTGTAGCCATTTTATTCTCCTTAATCGTCTATTAAAAGTATTTCAAAGGTTGTGTTTAACCCTCCACCTGCCGCACTACTTATTGCGCTAATTCTAATATCAGTTTTAGCTGGGATAGCTCCCGGTAAAGGAAATGGCATTTTAATAAATCCAGAGCCATCACTAGACAACCCAAAAGTCCTCTTTAACTGGAACACTAATCCATAGGGCTTCATCCATAATTTACCATCAATACTATATCCTCTATTAGTCCCTATTATGCTATTAGTTCCTTGGAGTAAGTAGCCTATTTTACCATTAGGGATGGTATATAAAGCCATTAGTGTCTGATTATTACCATTATTAATACAAGCATAGTCAACTGTATCGCCATCATTTATTGCACAAACATCACTAACTAAATCAGAAGTACCTACATTTTTTAATCTGAAAACTCTCCATAAATCTGGGTCTAAATCTACTGCTGTTAATCCTGTTAAAGTTCTAGTTTGAACAGATAAATCACCATTAATATCTAAGCCTTGAATTTCTATGGGTTCTGTATCAGCCGCATTATGGGCTACTAATTTTGTAATTGGAGCAGTACTATCAGTTGGATAATTATAAGTGCCTCCACCATCCCACACATCCTCATAAGAACCCGTCCCTACATCATTATTTTGTCCAAACTTTGATATTATACTATGGCCAGTAATCTCACCTTTAGCAACTCGCAATAAGAAAGGGGTCTGAGCTTCAAGTTCTAGTTCTTCAATGGCTACTTTTAAATTCCCACCTGTTGTTGCATTAATATCAGTAACTGAATAGTCTGGTTTGACTGCTTGTAATCTAGCTAAAGTGTTACTAATTTTTCCAACTGAACAATTAGAAATACTAATAGTGTCTGTAGTGTGAAACTCTAGCTTTATAGAAGTAAACCCAAGAGTAAAAGGGAAAAGATAACTACGTCCAGTATACTTGGTATCATTACTACTTTGGTCTACCATAGGGATGTATATGCCTCCACTACCTGCAACCTTAACTATAACATTACTAAAAGTACCACTACCTGAATTACCTATGGCTACTGAATTAGATACTACCCCTCGTTTAAAATAAATTATTAAACTCTTAGGATTATCACTAGTGGTATTAATTACTTGAGTATGTAAATCAATAAATAAGTCATTTATTGAACCACTAAAATCCCCCATATCTGATCTGCTAATATCTATATCTTTCCAATAAACACTATCCCCATCTATAGGTAATGGGTTCTGTACAGACCTAGTTCTCTGAGATTGACTATACCCGGCAAAGATGTTAATGGTGAATAAAAAAATAAGTAAGAATTTAATTACCCGCATACCCACCTCCTGCGTAACCTCTCAAATTACCATAAGAGTTTCCTCGATAACCTCCACCTCGGAAACCACTTCCTCCGGTGATCCCATCTGATATTAAAGGCTCTATAGCCCCTACATAAGAACCCGTGTTGCTTAACGTAGAAACTGCGCTATTAGTTGGCGCAAATCCTGCGCTAACCCACTCCATAAGTTTAGCTACTGTATAGTTATCATCAAAATCAGAATCATTTAACTTAGCCATTTCTAATGCAGCATTAGCGGCAGTTCCTACGCCTCCATTATACGCATCCCACGTTGCCATATCTCTTGTTGGGTCTACAAATCCTGGGTCTATTCCGTGAGCATCATTACCGCCAAATCCGTCATCTCCAAATGTTTTTCCTGTTATAACCGCATCATGGTAAATATCAATAGTTTCCAAATAATCATAACAAACATTATAATCAAGGTAAGTTGCTTGGTCAGCTGTACCAACGTCTCCAAAATCTATTAAATTTACACCTGTTGTTGTCCCATCTGTATTATAAGACAGATTATTATAAAATTCTACATTATCCCCTGCATAAGTCCCACCACCCTCAGTGTTTGCTAAACTAGGATAGTTTAAAGCATTTGAATGATCACCATAATATGTATTATTATAAACGTATAAATCACCAAGTACAGGGGCGCTACCTAAAGCATTAATTAGATACCCTCTTGTATGCTCTAAATGTATATTATTATGGATTTGAAATACTATATCTTGTTTACAAAGAATAATTACATCGCTCGCATCACTAGGGGAATCGTTATGGTGTATTTCAAAAATAGTATTTTTTACTATCATAGGAGCTGGATTTGAGGATGTGGCATTTGCCCCAGATATAACATGGGGGTTACTCGCTTCTACATAGATATAGTTATTATTGTATGTAATATTCCCATTAGGGATTGCATCATCGTCTATTTGATAAAATAAATTTGTATCAAACTCAATACCATCAGTTGCATCATGTTGATAAAAAGTAGTCAAGTAAAAGACATTTCTCTCATAAGGTATTCCCGCACCAAGCCAGACTTGGCTTCCATCAATAAAAACACACTCTTCAACAATCTTTTCTCCTGTTCCAGAACCATCAAGACCTTTATACCCATAGTCCCCGAACTCAATCCTCCCTGATGTTCCAATACACTCATCAAAAATACATCTCCTAAAAATAAAGTCATAATTTATAGATTCACTAGCAGATGAAGGGGCAAAAACCCCATTAAAATTAGTAAAGATACAATCTTCCACAACCACATCGGCATTTCTATATGTGCTGAACCTAGTTAAACCATCAAAAGTTACAAATGACATATAAAAAGAACAATGCCAATAATATCCCGCCCCTATACCCCCGCCAGTAGAATTAATTAAAAATCTATCACTTGAAGTTCCTGAAATTGATATTGTACAAGTTTTCCAATATTGACCACCTACGTCAAAATTAAAATTCCCAAGGTTAATAGTCCCACTTGTACCATTTAATACTGAGTTATTATCAATAAAATCTATATCAGCATCGAGCGTTAAAGTTCCGTCAACTGTTAGTGTTCCATTATCAATTACTCCGCTTGTAATAGTTGTATAGCCACTTGTAATAGTTGCTATACTTCCATTATTTAATAGAAACGTATCACCACCGGCAGGATCTGGATAGTCTACTCCAGCAACTCCAGGGGAAGTATTCCCCCACGTAGCACCATCATTGAAATTACCTGTTTGTGTTAGTGTGAAAGCAGCTCCAAAAACTTCGGAAACGAAACATATAAAAAAGATTAATAAATACTTATGCATTTACTGCCCCTTTACATAATATAATTGAGCTACCGCTATTACAGTCGACGCGTCATTAGATCCTTGTCCTGTGATTTTTAAACGTGCAAAACCCGTTGCTACGGGCGCAAAATTTACGACATGCATTACTTCATCAGTTATCGTCGCTATCGCACTAATAGCATCCCCATCTACATCTTGAGCCTCTGCGTAATTAGTAGTATCAGCTGACCCTTCAGTCGTCGGTCGAATATTACTTTGTTCTAATTCTACTAGCACATCAACCGTTCCACTAGAAGCTATCCGTAATAGAACACCAAAACTAGCTTGTCTGGGAAGAGGGAAAGAATTAGAATAAACTGTAGCTGTAGAAGCTACTGCGATACCGTCGGTATCTGTTATTTGTACAATATCAACAACCGTTCCCGCAGGAGTCTCTGCTAAAGAAGTGAAGCTGATCGAAAAAAACACTAGTAAAAAAATGAAAATATTTCTCATATCAATCCCCTTAAATGTGAAAGAGATGGCATCCCGCTACGGAGAGTAGCGGGATGGACACCACCTTTTAATTATCTCTAGTTATTAACCCTGAATAAACGTTGCAATAACAGTAACTGTACCTGCAAGAGTACCTACTGTATTAGCAGTTAACGCAAGATCGTAACCTTCTTTCTTAGTCGCTAGAGTATGTCCTGCATGTTCAAATAACTGTTTAGTAGCGTTCGCTACGTCTACTGTTACTAGTCCATCAAGAGATGCTCCAAAAATATGCGCAGAAGAAAGATCAAGACCATCAGCAAACACATCTTTGTCTACAACAGTCCCACCTACTCCTTGCTCATACAGGCCTAAATCAAAATCGTCTCCAGCAGTAAGCGCGTCATTTAAGACTTTGATATCTACTGGAATAAGATTAGGGCTAAGCCCCTGGGCGATACGGAATACTGAACCATCGTCATCAGCAGCTGCTACTTCAAAAGTAGTTACTAATGTAATGGTATCCGCACCTCTAGTTAAAGCTGAATTAGCTAGTTTCCCAGCAATCAACTCTGTGTTTACATATTTATCTTCAACAGCCATGAGTCCCTCCTATTATACAGGTGTAGTCTGTAGTTTCTGGATTAAGACACCTTCAGTTCTAACAGCGCCAAAAACTCCGACGATTTG